TTGATAGCAGGCGTATTGAACAACAAAAATCTGACCGTTCACAATACCCGTGGTTTAATGTATATGATATTCACGAAAACGCATTTAAGTTCGCAAGCAATGTATTCAAATACACATATGACGCTGAAGGGGTCTATTCCCCGGAATTAGACCAAAGGATATATTATGATGAAGTAAGTCAAAATTATGAGTTTGAACAAGATTTACTCGACGGGGACACTGGGGAACTGTATGTATATTACGATGCCCGGGAATATGATAATGAGTTCCAGACCATATGGAAGCATGGCACGTATAACGAACAATACATACCCAGTGAGGAAGATGGGTTGTGGGAAATACCAAACCAATTATATTACAATGTAAGCCACGAAAATAGGAAGGTGGTTAAACTGGGTGATATATTTAGACACTTCAGTTCAATCATAAACGCACAGGTACCCCCGGGTATATCAGATGTGGGCTACTACAATTTATACCACGTGGATGGTGTTGTGAATTACGGTCTTGGGGGTCGTATAAAAGAACATAATGATGGGTTTGACACATTGATATCTGCCCTTTTTGTTAACAACAGTAACCCCGTTGATATTATAAATTTTGCTAGTAACCAATATGATAGTTTACAAAAAACCGTGGGCGAAATTTTAGAAACTAACCTAACAGATTATCTAAATCTAGAAGCAAATGGAACGACAATACTTGCCGCTGATGTAGCTGATGTAGAGGCTCTAACTAATTACATCACAAGCAATGTTAAAACATTATTTGAAATAAATGATAGATTAGATCAATGGTTTGGTGATAGCACCACATTTGATGCTTCTACTTCACTTGGGGTAAAGAACTGGATAGCAACCATTCCATTCTTAGGTTTAGCTCCATCCAAAAGGCCGTACATACTGGATGATAGGGAAAATGATTTTTTACAGCTTGTACACCATGACACACACCGTAAGAATATTTCCATTAATCAGGCCGCTCTCTCTGGCATTTATAACGCCATTCTGCGTACCACCACCAGCGTATCCCAAACTATTACCAGTGAGAGTGATCCATTCCCTACCACAATTGACGGACTCCCTCTTAGTACTGGGGACTTAGTACTTAGAATAAACACCATAACTAAAACTAGGGTGTTATACCGATATAGTGCATTGGCTGTTTGGGAAGAGTTGGATATAACCCTACTGCTTGCTGAAGTATTGTTAGGGTTTGAAGAAGATTTGTTTGATATGTTAGGAACTTATACATGGCCGGATAACTTTGTATCTAAGTATAATTTTAATATTACTCGGAGTAATGTGGCATATCCCCAAAATATAAAAACACAATTTTCACAGTATGTGAAAACTAATAACCTTGTTGCGCCGTTTATTAACACGGGTTATATACAAAACGACCCATTTAGTTGGAACTACGCTTTTACCACGATCCATACCGATCCATCAACTGGGGGGACTAATTCAAACGTATTCGCGTCATGGGAGGCTTTATACGAAAGCATATATGGTACACCATATCCTCATATGGAGCCGTGGACGCTACAGGGATACGACTTTAAGCCACTTTGGTGGGATCTTATATACTCCGACCCAACACGCAGATGGCTTACAGTTATGTGGACCAACATACTATCTGGTATAGTACCATTCGGGGTGGACGCCCCAAACGGCGACCCGGGCACTGGTCTCGCCAACCAAATAACAAACCTGTTCAGTTATATACCAGTTAATATGGACGGTACCAACACCTCTGATGGTTATGCACCAGATGATATTTTGCCTCCATATTGGAATAGTAATAACACGGCAAACCCTGCCGTGCGTGGTCTATATGACGCCTCGTTAAATGAATTTATAATAACCCCACACGCTAATTATGATTTTGACCAATTAGGCCCGGATGAGTGGGGGTGGACGATATCATCACGGCGTCTGTATGATGAGCTTGTCGTAGCGTTTAAATTACAGCCACTTAAGTTTTTAAATCAGACCTTTGGATTGGACTTGGTGGATGTTGCATGTTTGCAAGTAACTGATATTGTTAATAAAGTTAGAAGTCACTTGGATATTGAATTTCATGGTGACATGTTAGATGATAACACCGTATTTCAAGTAAATGGCTTTAACCAGTGGTATGTACATTTTAATAGGTACAATGGCTTTGACGGTGTATCATCTGAATTTAGAAGTATGTGGAAAAATTGGATAGCACCACTAACATATCAATTTGCCGCATTCATTGATACACAGAACTTTAAATTAAGTAGTGATTTATTCGATGCAACAAAAAACGATTACGATATAGTTTTCAAAAAGACCACGGGAATACGAAATGTATGGATTGACGCTCTTACAGCAGCCGTAGTATCTATGCCGTCTAGGTTTGCGTCAGAGACAGCAAATGGGCTCGGGTGGACAATTTCATTAAATAACACGTCACCTATAGGTAGACCTATTGAAAGATTTGGTGTTCAAAATTTCCCAGTCCGTGTAATAGCTGGAGATCCAACCATTAAAACATTCAGCTTCCTATTAGATGAAGCCATTACCACAGATAGTTTTGGTTTTGACCTTGTTAACTACGCGGAAATATTAGATAACGACCTTGCCACTGAACTAATAGGGGCAACCACATATACGGCCTCTGTGTTGTTTAATAGTGTAACTGTTGTTAATCTGTCTGTTCTAGGAAGTGATGCACCAACATTTGGGGATTTGATAAATGTACTTAATACCCAATTAGGCACAACTGGAACAGCTTCTATATCCAATGGTAATCTAATGATATCCAGTGATACCATAGGTGGTACCACAAACGCTGTTATTACCGAGATTGATTTGTTCACCACAGCAAGTTCTAATTATTTGGGAACTACCGGAAACCAGTTCAATCCCGTATCGTTTAGTAAAATATTCTATGTTGGAGATGATGTTGTTGAGTACTTCCCAGAAACATCATCCTTTAATATAGTTGATTCTACTAACTTTAATGGGTTATACACGGTATCAGCGGTAACATATAATATATCTGAGCAGCGAACACGAATAGAAGTGCGTGAAGATGTCTTTATTACCAATGTTTTGTCTGATGGTTATTTGGAACCTGTTGGCGCAGTAACACTGCCAGATGAATGGGTTACTGGTAGGGGATTGAGCTGGAGCACCAACGGTGTTACACCACCTCAATATAATACAGTAGACCTGTATTATATGATACGTGATAATGACCGGGAGTTTAGATTAGCAACGACCCGAGAAGACGCGTTCAACGACATTAATAACATTGTACCCGGAAATTCCGGAACAAATCAACAGTACGTAGGGCGTATTAAAAACACCTTCACTGCGTTTGCCGCTAGGTCTGTATCACAATATTGGAAGCAGCATTATGTAGATGAGCGAGTTGTTTATGTTGATCCTACGCCCATCACCATTTCTGGTGTGCAGAATATGATTGATTTTATCAATGGATATAGTGCGTATCTTGATAGTCTTGGTGTGGTATACATTGATACCGATGGTAAGAATCGTGATGTAGATAGTGGGCGTGAAAATAACTGGCAGACCACTACAGAACAATTAATTGAATTCTTATATAGATCGCGTGGTGTTGTTCAAGAGTTACGTGAGAAGCATAAGGTAATCCCAGACTACACAACCTACACGTTTACCAGCCCTGATATAATCTCTTGGGTCACGGGCACACGCGTAACATTGGATTCTATCAATGGTAGTCTACCACCTGAGTTTGAGAACCCTATAGCAAGCTCTATCCCATATTTTGTTATGCGAACTACAACACAAGGTACATTACAGTTAGCTGGATCACGGCTTGACGCACAGAATGGTATTCCACTGAAGTTTACATACACACCAAACGTGGGTGATATAATATTAACTATCTCACCAACAAGAGCAGTACTCCCTGTTATTAATCTAGACCCACATAATTTCGCTATATCTATTGAGCATGAAACTGGTATCGTATCTAATGTCTTAGCTGGATCTAACCTAGACCTTCTCACAGATCAGCGTGTATATGGTGCAGGTGGTAATAATCTATCATCTGATGATATTATAGTAAGTCGTAGAGACAAAAGAACGCAGATCGAGTTATCTAATGCTAGGTACACACTTAATATTGCTAACCCAGCTAACGCCGTATACATGTATGGTATGCACATATTCCTCGATGGATACGAACATATACTTCAATTCCCTAATTATAGTGCATCTGGTATTTTGATATATGATCCATTTTTAGGTATTAACACGCCAAGATTTTTCCTAGAATTTGATAGGCAGGAAACCTTCACACTACGGCCTAATGTTGGTGGTAATGTTGTATTAGGCCAAACACAAATACAAAATATTGAGTCGGCGGCTGAGTCATTACGCAGGGCCTACAGTACGTATCAGTCTAAGGAAAAGGATGAGATAACATTTAAAGTTAGAGAAGCAATCGGGTATGATGGTCCGTATGATTATGCCGATGATATTAGCATTACAGATAAGTCCCAATTTATCTTCTATAGAGGACTCATACAGAAGAAAGGTACTAACTTTGCTGCTGATGCGTGGGCCAATCAAACAACATATGACTCACTTATTGTCGATGAGTTCTGGGCAACCAGATTAGGGTGCTTCGGTGATTCCAAAGAAAAGGTATATCCCGAACTAAATCTTTACACAACGGATGTAATACGAAACGAGTTACGTCTTGAGTTTATAGCCCCCGTATCCGCAGTCCCTGTATCAACGCCTAGTGTATCACCATCACCATCACCACTAATGGTTGTTACTCCTACGCCAACAACCACACCGCCAGCGACCCCGGGCTACACGAACTTCTTTTTCCCTGTTGATTTAACAGATGATTCTCGCTGGTACGAGCAGCCAGATCAAGTTGAAAAGCTTGCACCACGTGATCGTTTTTATATTAATGCTAGGGTTGTTGAACGGTTCGAGGATGTTGTAGCCTCCCCATCATATGCTGTAATTAATGGCGGGTATTATTTGGAGCTATCTAGTCCAGCCGATGGTGCGTATGTAAATTACCTAATACCAGCATCTAGCCCAGTTAAATGGCAGGAACTAACAGAAGGCACGGATTATATATTCGTAACAAATAAGTTAATGGAATTTATAAATCCTCTGTTCTTACCGACCACCAGAGAAATAAATGTAAGCACATTGTCATATAGCTATGATGCCCAAAACCCAGCTACTATTTTAAACCATGAGGCGGGAACGGTTGTTACACCAGTTCCAATATGGAACCCTGCACGACAAGAGTATTACGCTAGATCAATCTACCCGGTTACATTTAGACAAAATTCTGATCCAGCTAAGTATAATAATTATATGGCTACTGCAACCATACCAGACACTAATTTCTGGCACGACAAGCGAGTTAGTGATGTATGGTTCGATATTAATAGCGAAGGTTACCTGCCGTATGACGACACTAATATACAAACAGACCTTAATGATCGTCTTAAAAATTGGGGGGTATTCTCTGATTGGGGTGAAATTAACTTATACCAATGGACAGAATCAGATGTGTTACCATCCGAATGGGATGCTATTGCTCTGACAGAAGAACGAGCCGGTATATTACCAGTAAATGAGCGAAAAACAGGTACCACACGTAAGGTAGTGTATCGTAACGATGGTACGCCAACCGTTCCTGTTTGGGTTGAAGAGCGTGATGTCCACTATGATTTTACCAATGCTATTGTAACCGCCACATCATATTCAAATGCTGGGTTGACAGACGGACAGACACTAGATGTGTACTCTGATGGCGTGTTCGTTGAATCAAAGTTATTTGTTAATAGTGCAGCATTCTCAGCTTATGTTACTGCTTTAACCGTAGCCGGTGGTACTATAACACATCTTATAGCACCATCAACTATACCTACCGAAACACAGTTGGGTGATCTTGATTATAAGTTAGATACACCATATTCAGTCTACAACAATATAAACCCTGATACAGGTAGAGAGGAGTTCACCTACTATTTCTGGGTACAAGATAAACTTAATGATATCCCTGTATTGGGTGGTTCTACTGATAGTATAACACTCAGGGCGGCAGCAGAGGGACTACATGTTATCCCATCACCGTATATGATACCAAACCATCTTGTTGATGTTACAACAACATCTTTCGCTAACCTATTCATAACAAACAGCCCTAGGAAAAATGATACAGTATCATACGAATTCCCATACACATATGATCAACTCATTATCAAGGGATTGGATGATAATGTACGGGCTGATGATTCATACACACTAAGATTTGTTAGGGACTTCACATTACGCGACCGATTAACTAGTAATGACCCAGATATTAGTGACATGCAACGTAAAAATGTTCACTGGGAGTGGGAATTAATACGCGAAAAGCAATTGGCTAAAATTGACCGTGGATTGTGGTGTGCTATAACAGAATCATTGCTAGGTTTTGAATATGATTGTGAACCATTGATAGTGCCTATATCACCAACCCCAACCCCAACCGTGACACCTACATCGTCGGTAACACCTACACAGGGATCATCACCTACGCCTACACCAACATATACTGTGACTCCTAGTGTTACGTCTTCACCTGCCGTCACGGTTACGCCAAGTATTACTCCTAGCAACACACCAGCACCGGGATCATCAGCGACACCAACACCGTCGCCTAGCAACTCCGCAGTTCCGGTCACGGGGCCTGTAACACCGACGCCAACATTAACACCGGATGGCACACCAGCACCGGGTATTACACTATCACCAACCCCCACTGTGACACCAACGATTACAACATCATTGACCCCAGAGGTAACAGAAACGCCAGTGGTAACACCAACACCAACACCACTAGATGCCCCGCTGGGTGGTGAATTTTATAACCTACGTGGTGTTGGATATCAACGGGTAGATATATCCTCACCAATTAGTTTTAACTCAAATGGAACAATTACGACACCAACCTCGGTCTGGGTAAGAAGGTGGGCGTCTAGTATGCCACCATTTTGGAGAAACAGGGCATTTAACCCAACTGATTACTGGTTCTTAGCAACTATTACGTCCCAGAATTATGTGGCTGGTTTCAGGTCAGGGCCCTTTGGTGTATGGACACAGATGCCAGCCAGCGGTAATATAACATATGAAAACCATTGTAGATATGATAACCGCAACGGTGCGGGTGAAGCAGAAACAACATTTACCTTACAGGTAGCATTATCTGCCGGTGGACCTCCTGTTGATGGCTGTACTATATGGCTTTCTTCCACCAGTGTACAAGCCAACCCACCACCTACACCACCTTAATTAAATTGGAAAGATAAACATGACAGATAGAGACAATTTATTACCTACATTAGATAGAGAACCATAATATGAACACTGATATTTCATTAGATAACTATTTTTACAACAATCAATTCCGTAAGCACATTGTGCAATTTATGGCGATTTTCTCTGGATTAAAGGTATCTGTTGGTAAAAATGACTTAGAATCCCAGACTAACCTTATGGAAGTTCCTGTAATATATGGTAGCCGGGACCGGGTAGTTTCCCATATTTTCTCGGAAAACACGCAGAATAAGATGTTGAGGCTCCCAATAATGGGTGCCCAACTCATTGCATTGCAAATAGCATCAGATAGATTATCTGGCCAGAATCAAGAAAGAAAGACTGTGCACCTCAAGCGGGGTGGGTCTATTCCTGATGATTTACAGCAGCACACTATGCTCAAACCAGTGCCATATGAGGTAACCATGGAGCTATCCATAAACACCACTAACACTGATCATCAATTCCAAATGTTGGAACAAATATTATTATTGTTCAACCCATCTTTACAAATTCAGGTATCAGATGCCTATGGTGACCAGCAGAGTATTCTTGAAGTTTTTCTAGGTGGAATTAACCTAGAAGAGAACTACCCAGCGGGAACGGATAGCAGAATCGTGTCATCTACGTTGATATTTACATTCATCATGTACCTCTCGGGCCCAGTAAATCTGCGGAATGAGATAATTAAATCAATAATCGTACGCATTGGAGCATTTAATAATGCCACGGGCTCCCCAGCCTCCATAAATGAGGGGAATGTAGACCCTTTCATAATTTCAGCCGATGGTTGGGACGATAATACTTAATACTTTTCATTTTTACAAACTTCGATGCATCCTACATAAATAGTAATAAGATAACTTATAATTGAGGAGATATCAGATGGCAATATTAGTGAGCCCCGGCGTACAAGTAAACGTAATCGACGAATCGTATTACATTCCGGGCCGACAAGCAACAGTACCTCTTATTTTCGTAGCAACGAAAGAAGAAAAAACACAACCCGGTGGACTCCTACCGGCTCTAGGAACATATGAAAATAACATTGTTCGTACGGTAACAGGATTAGCACAATCGTCACAATTGTATGGTACTCCTATCTTCTTAACAGATGCTGCCGGTCAACCACAACATGGTGATGCACGAAATGAATATGGACTAGACGCCCTTAACAAATTCTTAGAAATTGGCAATAGGGCCTTTGTTGTGCGTACAAACATAAACACCGACGATTCATATGCCAATATGAAAACCATATGGACTGCTAAAGTCGGGGATGCTGGTGATGATTTAAGTGCCATTGTAACAGATTTTATAGCAGAGTATAACTCGGAGAACGGCCTAGTTCCTGCGTCTCCAAGCTATAAAGAGACAGTGACATCCTCTGAATTAAAGGTTCTTATTGATGAAGCTATGTTCCCTGTTTTTTCAGTTTATTCGTTTAGTTCTACTGCATTCGAGCAGGGCTTTATCTACGACCACACAATTGACCGAGCCGGTTATCAAGATGTTGTTTATATTGATACTGGTGGTAATATCACAGGTCTAGATAACACAGGCTTAAACAACGATACTACACTATATGGATTTGAAATAACCGTTTCTGATAACGGTGGAACAAACTCCTTCGTAGTTTCTATTGCTGGTGAAGACGCACAAAACTTCTCAGAGCTTATATCTGAGATGGAATCAGCAATTCAGGGTGTAACTGGTGACGCTGGAACTGTAGTTGAGATTATTTCCGGTAATATTCGTATTACATCCGGTTTATCCGGGGCCACATCATCTGTTGAAATCACATCTGATGGTTCCAGTGGTACATTTGCGTTATTCGCAAGTACAAACTTATATGACTTTATCGCCGTACCTGTACCGGGATTAGGTGCTTCAACACTAGATATCTACAATGATGATTACACAGCAATTGTAGGATCAGGTTTAACTGGTTACTATGGTACTGATGGTATCCTCGATAACTGGACATCAGGTAGTGTAGTCGCTAATGAGTTTACCGCAGCAGAAGCTGAAGGTACTCTTTTAACAGCCGCCGCAGAGTTTGATAACACATTAGAGTTTTATAATGAAACCTCTCTTGGTGCAAACGATGCCGCACGCCGAGCAAAAATTGTAACACAACTACAAGGTTCAATAAACAACCCGAATAGTATTTTCCGTTCTGATCGCTTTGATTATAACTTAGTTCTTACCCCGGGTTACTGGGAAACTACAGATGAGTTAGTTAGACTAGCTGACGATATGCTAGGTGAAGTATTCGTAATTGCCGATACCCCGTTCGATAAGGCCCCAACTGGCCCGGGTGGTATCTTAGAATGGCAGGACGATAATAAAGTATTCAGCTTTTCATGTGCTTATTACTACCCACATGGTATATCATCTAATACAGATGGTGTAGATATAATGTCGTCTGCTGCATCCTCAGCACTACGAACCTACGCAGTTAATGATAGGGACGGCGAGTTGTGGTATGCCCCAGCGGGACCATCTCGTGGTAACCAAGTACAGTTGTCCTCAATTGGTTATGTTTCCGGAACACTCGGAACAGCAACTACCTTTGTCGAAGATGATATTGATAAGGGAACGCAGGATACCTTGTTCCAAGTGGATATTAACTACTTCGCTGATTTCATTGATCGTGGTATTATATTGATGGCACAGAACACAACACAATCTATTGCATCTGCTCTAGACCGTGTAAATGTATCTCGATTGGTTGCGTACATACGCAGAGAACTACGTCGAAGACTCTTCGATTTCTTGTTCCAGCCACACGACACACTAACATGGCAGAATGTAAAAGCAGCCACGGATAGCTTCTTAGGTGAACTGGTTGGACGTAGGGGCCTTTATGACTTCGCAACACAAGTGGATGAGAATAATAATACCCCGGATAGAATCGACCGTAGTGAGCTTTGGGTTGATATTGCTATTAAACCTACCAAGGCGGTCGAGTTCATTTATGTTGATCTTCGAATTGTTAGGACTGGTGCAACTATTAGGTAATATGGAATATTCCTAGAAAGGGGAGCCGGTTGGCTCCCTTTTTGTATGTGGAGCACCATTTTTACCCCCAGCTATAAATAATAACATATTACACGCGTGGAGTAACGCAGTGCCCATAGATTTTACAAAACAATATGATGTGTTTGAAGGTATCACCTTTAATGAGAATGTAGGGATACTATCTGGTACTGAAGACCCTACTGTTGTTGATATCACCGACGGTGGTACACCTATACCTATAACTACCCTTTATCTCAGGACAGGCACACCCAACCCAGAAATTTATATTAAAACGGATACTGGTGTTAATGATTGGGAATTTCTTTCTGCCGCAGCAGGTGGTGGTACTGCTGGAGACGTTCCTGCGGTACTCGCAAGAAGAAGTACGAACCTACCAATTACCAATGCTTTCACTACAATAACGTTTGACACTACTGACTTCGAAAACTACCCCACTATAGTTGACCACGATGATGTAACAAATACTTCCCGTATTACCGTAAAAGAAGACGGGCTGTATGAATTTTACTTTCAAGCTAGTGGTCTGTTGTTTACAGCCAATGGCGAATTGTTTATGCAAATCGAAACACGCTTAATCAAAAACGGTGTACTGGTAGCTATTCCGGGTGTTGCCGTATCCAGTAGTGGTTATAGTGGTGGCCAAGCTAGTCGCTCAGAGGTAAACTCACCTAATACAAACATTATATTAGATTTATTGGCAGACGATTACATAGAAGTTCAAATAAGGTTTCTTATATTGAATGGAGCAACTGGTGTAGTGGGTAGTGCTGTAAACGATTCTATATTCTGGGCAACGAAGCAGTCTGGTGCTAGAGGTACGGATGGTACGGATGGTACGGATGGAGAAGCTGGTCCTCCGGGCTCGGGCAGCAGTATCAATGTATACGATGAAGGTACAGTAGTTCCTAACAGTCCATTTACTGAACTAAACTTTATAGGCGATGCCGTAACAGCAACAGACGCTGGTGGTGGACGAACTGATATTACAATTACAGGTGGACAGGTAGATTTTGATAGACAAAAAGCCCAAACAACTACTACCTTTGTAACAACATCGACCACCCTCGTTGACATAACTAGCACCACATTGACTACAAAAAATCTTGGCGGTACAGGACATTATATAATAACATACTCGTGTGAATTTCAGTCTAATAAGGACGATAAATTCATACAATTTTCGTTAAGTGTAGGTGGCGCTGCTTTATTGTCACAAAGAACAACGGGCGTAGGCGGCAAAAACGTATCTTGGCGAAACTTTTCAATGACACATTTAGCACCAAGTGTCGCTAGTGGGACAATCATCAAGATGCGAGTTTTAACTGAGAACGGAGAAGCTTTGACGGTAGCATCAAGAGAATTAGTAATAGACGGAGTATTGAGTTCTAATGTCCTCCCATAATCTGATAGCATCCTCCGATAATAGTTGTGGTGAATGCACAGCGTGTTGCTCTCGATGGGACATCCCTGAAGTTACGTGGATGGGACCTACAGGTAAACCCCGAATGACATTGTGTGATAAAAATTGTAACGGATGCACCATTTACGAATCTCGACCAAAAGTCTGTGCTGACTTTCAATGTTTTTGGTTAAAAATAAACAGCGTGAACAATAGTTTGCCTGTTGATTTGCGGCCAGATAAGTGTGGCGTTATGGTTTCGGCAGATTCTCAAGATGGCAAGGCTAGTATATTGTTAGATGAGTTAGCGGAGGACACATTTGACATTGCACACATGACGCCAGCTCAAACAAGACTAATAGCAGAAGTCATAACATTGATAGAAAACCAAACAATACCAACCGAACTGTTTCTTCGTAAATATAATTGGGAAACATTACGAATAAATATACAAACGGAGCAAACAATAACATGAGCACAATCGTAAGCAAAACTAAAGACGGCGCATATAAAATAGCCGAACTACAAAGAACAATCAATGCATCACCATTGATTGTTCCATCGTGTATCAGTATTACCGCATCTGACACAGACCTTGATTTAGAATTTGCAATCGCATTAGATGGTGCAGAAGATACGGCACTAGATACAATAATCTTAGACCATGTACCATCAGTGGAAAGTTGGGTAGGAAATGACCTAGTTGAAGTCCACGTAACACAACAATCTGATTCCCAAGGGGATAAGGTTGCAACATACGTATCATCCAAGCCTCTTGTTGCTGGTAAGACTTTTTATGCCACATGGACCGGCGCTGGTGATAACCCCACCACAGGGGAAATAGCCGGGGGTGATCTATTAACTTTTGTTTTTGGCACCGAAGATACCGAACTAAACAAAAGTGCCAGATTCCACCCGGACAACGGGGAGGTGTATCTTCATGATGGATACATCAAGTGGGAGGGTGCCCATATTGGTGATTATATTACAGTAAGAATATGCTCGGATGCCACCCTATTACAACAAGCAGCTAACCTCGATTTAATTTTGGATGGTGAGTGGATTCAATATTCCCCATCGGGCCCCGGAACAGGTACACACGGGTTTGCAGCCACCCCTACGTTGGTCCCTAGATCATACTCATTGGACGGTGATTGGGATTATACTACGGCTGGGGGGTTGGTTCCCAACTTCGATGGAACTGGTAGCTTTAAGATGGCCAATATTAAAAAAGCCGTGCACACATTTGTTAATAAGATGCCCTTAATTGGAGCGTCTGAGTCTTATATGAAATTGTTCTCTGAAGAGTCAACCCTGTTACCAGCCGGTTTTTCTATGGATATCACAGTCTATTGTAGTGATGGCTCTGGAACACTACAGGCATCTACTATCATATACGTGTATAGACAGCAGACAACGTATACACCTTAAGTTATTTATTTAGTAGTGGCTTAATTTTCTGATCGTAGAAGCTATCTAATCTATTGGCTAATTTGTCTTTGTTTTCTTTATTTACGAGTTTAACGTTACCTAATAAACCGAGTGCTATTTTCTTAAATTCTTCGGAATTTTCACCAAATTGTTCCTTCGCAAGGTGGGCCATGGCTCCACGGGCAGTCTCTTGTTTCCCGGCGTCCTCGGTATCCATATCACCTTTAAGTTCTTCGATCATACCCTTAAAATCGACAATACGTGAATTTAACTCTTTCACAAGCCTTTCATATCCATCTTCAATGTTAGTGTTAGTATCGGCTTCCTCTTCATACTTAGTACGAGTTGGTGCCTCTCCACCACCACGGTGATCCTTCAGGTAATCTACAATGCCTTTTTTTATTTTCATGGCTCGACCACGGTCACTACCTAAGAATGAATCTATCTTATCTCGGTCTGGTAGGGCACTACGAGTGTCCACAACTATAGTCAAGGCACCGGTTTCTTTGTTTTTACCTAAACGGACATCATCGTGACCCCCGGGGCGTATAACCATTGAGATGTCGATGTTGCTGTTTTTGATAATCTTCCCTATATGGAATGCAATCTCATCCTCACCGAAATCTATATGGGCGTGATCTAGAGCATCTAGTACCTTTTGGTAGATGAAATCAGCATTGACTTGTAAATTACCCTTTTCATTAAGAATGGCCTCAGCGATGTATTGTTTGAAAGTAAGCATGGTGTAACTCCGTATTGTACATATATTTATTTATCATACCCAGAAAAACATGTAAAAAATAAATGCAGGTAGTATAAATACTTAAAAGAAGACCTTATGGGAGAATAACCGATGGCATTAATTACAGATTTGGGTGTAGACGGCGGTGGTATTGCACAACCACGCTTAAAGCACAAGTGGGCAATAACCTTTCAGAACATGGCGGGCGATGCTGATCCGCTTCGTTTGAATGCAATAAGTGCCGACCGTCCTAAGCTACAGTTTGAAGAAATTGTACTGGATCGTTATAATTCTAAAGCATACGTTGCTGGTAAGCATGTATTTGAACCAGTAAACATAACATTTGAAGACGATTTGAATGGTGGTGTAACAGCAGCTATTCAGGCTCAGATAGAGCTACAGCAGCAAATAATTGGATTGGGTTCAGCACCTAGACTTCCATCAGCAGCCGCAGG